GACAACTTAAAACGCTACTTCTACTCATTACCGCTCGTTCCCAAGTTGACCTATCAGCATTATATACCGATAAAAATTCGCCCCAAGTTTCGCCCGTTACAACTACTTGCAATCCCGCAGCAGGTGTAGTTATAGCGTTACGTTGTGCGAGTGTCATTCTCGGGATTAAAACGCCCCTTGTAGTTGACTCCACTGCTAATATTGCAGATAAGTCAACATTCGCAGAAGTTCCTATTCCTACTTGGTTTGTGGCTTGCAGTCTTAAAATATCAGTAGAGGAATTATTAAAAAACCATCTAAAATTTAAACTTGATTGAGTTAAATTACTCCATTCTTGTACTCCTCTATTTCTAAATATCCTTGTACCATTCCATATATTGTAATTTTCATTTGATATAGAACCATAACTAAGTCTTGCATTTTGTTCAATAGTAACTGAGTTTGAAAACCTCGCCGTGCCGTTTACGTCTAATTTAAAGCCTGCGTCGGTTAATTGATTTACACCGATATTCCCGTTTGCATAAAATCGAGTTGATGTTGTACCTGCAAAAGTTAAGGGAAACGCGTTTAAAGTTAAAGTTCGTGCAGCACTTAAACTTCCATCAGCATTGTATATATTTGAGCCACCCACTACTAAATCGCCACTTCCTAAAACTGAACTGCCGTTTATAGTTTTTATGTTTGTGCCACTTACTAAAGCCGCTTGTTTGTCGTTAAATGTACTCCAATCCGTAGAGGATAAAACGCCTCGATTTGCAGCCGAAGCCGTTGGCACGTTTAATGTAATTACAGGCGTAGTTGTGCCTGTTGCTACACTACTGCTTAAATCCGTTCCAGTAGTGCCTAAAGTTAAAGCCGAAACGCTTGTAACCGTTCCACTACCTTTGCCGTTAAATGTATTCCAATCGGTAGACGATAAAGCACCTCTATTAGTTGCGCTTGCCGTTGGGAGATTAAATGTGTGCGTTGCAGTTGTTGAACTTATAGCAAAATCCGTTCCACTTGTGCCTGTTGCAAATGATTGCACCTGCGCAGTCAATCCGTTTAATGCAGTTATGCCTGTCGAAAATGTTGTAATCACTTCACAAAGGTGATTGTCTTCCGTGTGTAGTGTAATTGTACGCCCTGAGTGCGTTACATATATTCTAACCGCCAATCTATCAGTTGCCAATAGCGTTGTTTGTGGTACGGCTAACGCGCTAAAATACGCATCAATTGCCGTTCCGTTTGTAATCCCTTCGGGTGTTGCTGAGTTTGACGCTATCAAAGATAAAGTCGTTCCGTTCCACTTGTATAATTCAACGTAAAATGATGGACTACCGCCACCGCTTGACGCGCTAAAATAGGTTTCAAAGTTCCAATTACCCGCAGGAATTTCCAATAAATTAGGAACGTTTGCGTCAGTTATAAAACTTTGAATATATCCGTTAGCATTTATTGTAAAATCAGTACCCGTCCCTAAAATTGGAGTTCTATCCATTTCCCTAAACGCTACGCCTCCGATTGTGCCTTGCGAAACTGAGCCGTTTAAATAAAAAGCCAAAGACGACCCTCCACCTGTTGAAGTTGGGAAGTTTGCAAGTGAGCCATCGCCTCGCACATATTGACTAACAACGCCCGCACCTGTAACGGCCAAAGTTCCCGAACTTGTAATTGGGCTATTTGCTACACTAAACGCTGAAGGCATTGTTAAACCTACCGAAGTAACCGCAGCGGGAACATCAGCAGCCGTGATAAAAGGATTAACTCCGTCTTCTCCGTCGTTTGTTAAGCCGCTTGTTGCAGTCGGGATTGTAGGTTTGTTTAGTATTTCAGCAACACCTGTTGTAGCGTTCCAATCTGAATTTACTTGAGCAGTTATATCTAAAGCAGTTATAAACGGATTAATTCCGTCTTCACCATCGTTTGTTAAATCTGAAGTGCTTGTAGGTATTACATTGTAAAGTTCCCAAACTGCATTTGCAGTAGTAGCATCAGTGCAAATATAATTAGTGCCATCGTCTAAAGTCCAAATAGAACCTACTTTAAAACGTAAAGTAACATCGAAAGTATTATTAGGAACTACATTAAAACAATTAGTAGAATTTCTAATATATCCGTTATTGTCGAATACGTGGCGAATACCACCTTGCCACATATCTTCATAATCTACACCACAAACACGTGAAATACCACCATTTTGTCCAAAGTCGTATGTTCCTTTTCTTAGTGATGAATTATTTTCTAATAAAATAGCATCATCATTATTTAGTAATATATCAGTACCACCTGTATTGTTTCCAAGAACAAGTGTTTCAGCTAATGTTTCTTCACCACCACCACCGGTTACTTTGTTTATGTTTACTTGAATCAGTTGTTCAGTAATGTTTAAAGTAACATCTTCAGTAGTTTCAAACACATTAATATCAATTACTTCTTGAATTTCAGAAGAAACTATATTAATCGTTTCGTTTGTTTCAGATACGTTTATGTTTACTTGTTCACACATTAGCGGGTTACATCATTTTTAATTAAAAAATTACCTGAAATGTAGGTTTTAACAACTCCATCAAAATCAAATTCAATATCGTAAATGTAATTAAAAGCAGGTATATTTATAATCTGCTGATTAATACGAAATAAGCCGTTTACAGCGTCTGTAATAGTTATTCCTGCATTAGCTACAGAAGTTAAAGATAAACCAACTACACCACCGTATTCTTTGCGTAGTTGCATACGTATAATAGTATCTGATAAATCTACCGGTACAGTATCTACGTTAATCTCGAAGTTTACTGCCTCGAACGTATCTGATTTTATGTGTGTGAAGTTTAAACTCATTTTCTAATTTAGTTAAAAATAATTGTAATTTCTTTACGTTCTTGTCTTTGGGTTTGTATGTTTCTTTTACTACTTCCATTTTATACTATAAAATCCATCCTGTAAAATTAGCATCTCTATCAGGGAAAATATCAGCATTTGAATTAGAAGTATATTCAGGAAAAGAAACCTGATTGAAACACATATAATCAATAAATCTATTTGTATAAGATTGTGCAATATCACGCTCTTTTTCTATTAAAAAATCTATTTCGTTTTTTTCTACGTTTGAACTTGCTTCGCTTGAGTGTTTAAATACACCTTTATTTGCTATTGTATAAGCTGCGTAAGGCAAAAACTCCACCATAGACCAATGTATTACCATTGGTTTAATATAAGTCGTTAGAAGCGATGTATATGGTTCTGCTAACGTACTTGCTACTATATCATCATTAATCTTATTAAATAATTGAGTACCAAGATAATTCTGAATATGAATATCCTGAGCAATTTTAATGAATTGTATAAATTTATCAGTATCAATGTTACCATTTAAAGCAGTAAATTTTACAATATCATCACGCGTTATAAAAAGTGCCTGTGCCATTTGTTAGTTTTTAAATCCCATTTTATCCCAATATTCTTTTGTGTATCCTTTTCTTGGCATATCAGCAGGCTTCATAGATACTTCTTTTTCGTTTCTAATCCTATACCCGTATTGTTCTGCTATTCTATTGCTTAATGGTTTAGCACTTGGATTTGTAGGGTCAACTTTTACACCTTCTAAATTAGCATAGGTTCTGCGCAACCATTTATGTTCACATCTCGGCCCGCCTTTAAAAAACCATACGGAATAATTAGCAGCACCACCCTTACCAAAGCCAGGATTTACTGCTTGACTCTCCATAGCTATAATATCTTCTTTACGATATACTTTATCTGCATTTAACATTTTATTGCAAAATTCTCTTTCACCTGTTAAATTACCACTATAAACGTAACGTGTAATAAAGTTTACACCATCAATTACTTTATCTTGTTCAGGGCTTTTAATGTTTGGTCTTGCAGTACCTGTACTAACAAACTCCCATACTTTAGATAGTAATGATTTATCTTCTTTTTTCTTATTTATAGATTCTAATTCAGTATCTAATTCATCTTCTAAATCGTAATCTACTTCTATTTCATCAATCAATAACCATTCATCACCTAATACTTCGCCTTTGTTTATTAATTCATCAGCTATAGATTCAGAACCTAAACAAGTGTGTGAACTTAAACCTGTTTCTTCAGCTACTTGTTCTTGCGTAGTAGTGTTTTCTAAATCAGTAAATTCTAATGGTTGAATAGTTTTAAAGTATAATTTTAAAGCAATACCATTAACTGCTAAAATTTCATCTAAAGCAGAACATAATTCTTCTTGGTATGGTTTAATAACAATGTTATCCATTAACAAAGTAGCAGTTTTAATTTCATCTGCATTGTTTCCTAATCCACCATCACCTGTACGTACACCTAATAACATTGGTGAAGTTACACGATGTCCTACAATTAGCTTTTCAAAACATTCTTTGCTTAAATATTCGTAGTGTGCAGGTGCATCAGTTAAAGGTAAATCATCAACTGTAGTTTTACTTTCTGCATTTGCGTTAAAAGCAATAATTACTTTTTCACCTTGCGCACCGGTAACTTTACTAAGAACATCACGTTTGATTCTATCACGCATTTCTTCAGAAGGAATACCATTGTTAAAATTGATAACCTTAGTTCCGCTAAATCCGTTTGCAATATCATTAATTAAATAATCGCCTATTGTTTCTTCTAAATAAGCATAAGGCAAAGCACCTGAATAATCTATTGGTGTATAATAGTGAAACCCTGAAACGTAAGGTTTAACAATATAAATTTCTACTTCGTTTCCGTTACCGAATCCAAAAGCAGGAATACGTTTAGGTTGTTCACTTGGCTTTTTCTTTGTCCAATCAGGGAAGTAATACCACGCTTCAATTTCGCCTTTATCGTTGCATTTTTCAGCACGTAAAGTGTGCATAGGAAAGTGAGAAATAGATTTAACCAACTTCTTTTCCATTACAACCTGCATAGCTGCCATTCCTAATAACTTGCGTTCTAATGCTACCTTTTTTAAACAGTCAGGTTTAATTAAAGAAACCATTTGTGCGTACTCATTCGGTTTTCTATTAGCATCTAATGCGCCAATGCCTTTACCGTATATCATATTAGTAATACCTGTAATAATAGCACCATTTGAAGTACTATAAAGGTATCTATCTATTAAATACTGAAAGTAGTTGTTATCGCTTCCGTACTCGATGTAATTAGCTTTTTTATTCTCCATAATTACAGGTGAAGTATAAGCCGATAAATTAACAACTGATATATTATTATCCATAAATTATAAATTCATTAGATGTAGCGTTTGCAACGTAAACACCCTGATTAATTGTGTATGTAGAAATAGATTGATTTGTACACATTACTTTGTCTCTATAAACGACGTTTGCGCCATCAAAACAAGTTAAAACGTATGTACGCCCATCTACTAAAAATTCAAAGCTTAAATCTTCTTGAAATTGCATCCAATACTTTTCTCTAACAAGTACAGGGTTTTCTATTTCGTGTTCTACATTTGCTAATTCATCTAAGAATACCATAGAAGTAATATTACAACTACGTGGCATAAACTTAAAATTTTGTGTGTATGTAGAATCCTTTAAAACTATCATTCTTTTTTTTATTAAATAATAAATTAAAGTTGAAATTGTTTTAAAATAAAAAGGGCAGCTAATGCCACCCTTTAAATAAATCAAAAAACAAATTAATCAGTAATCACAACATTAAAGCCAACATCAGCTAAAGTATTTCCTAAGAAGTTAGCAGGTACACGTTCCATTCCTTTTAATTCCAATGTATATCCTGATAAATCACCCATTGCAGTTCCTGTAACAATAGTTCCACCGGTAACATCCATTCCGTGTTCTAAACCACAATAAAAGAAATTACCATTGTTATCTTCTACAATTACTTGTGGTCGACCATAAGCAAGAAGTTTAATTTGTTTGTGTGTAGCAGCATCTAAACTTTTCAACTGAAGTTTTACACTTTGGTCAAAAAACGTAGTTCCGTTTTCACGTGAAGAAGTTATAGTTTGGTCGAAACTATTTGTTCCTTTTAATTCATATCTGTATGCTGAAGGTAAAGTTGGGTCTGCAATACCTGTAACAGTATCAATAATATCTGTAGTTCCTGAATAAGTATATCCAACAACATCGCCCCAATTCACAAAATAAGCAGCTTTTAAACCGCCTACTGCATCTTTACAAGGTTCTAACCTTCCGAGATTAATATCACAAGCCATAGTTATATTTTTTTAAGTATTAATAAAAAAAAAGGTGGCGTATTTTTCACCACCTTTTCTTGTTTATTTATTATGATTATGCAGCAGGAGTATACAATACAATTTCACTACCAATTCCGTATTGAACTACAGCCGTAAAACGCATTACAACTCTTACGTTTTGCGAACCATCGATTGGTGACATATCAATTAATTGAACTTCGTTTTGGTCTGATAACAAACCTGTTCCGAAATACAAGTTAGATTTTTGTGCAGCCATCATATAATCAGTTGCCATACCTTCTGCTACGAAAATTTTAATTCCGTCAAAAGATAAACTTCCGTTGTTCCACCATTGCGTACCCATAGCATTAGTACCATTAGCACCTAAGCCACTTGCACCAAAACCACCCAAAGCACGTACATAATCACGAGCAACTGATTGCGAAACGTATAAGTACAAATCTTCTTTTCCGTACAATGCAGCAGGAATTAAATCTACAACTTTACCCATTTCAGCAATTACGTTAGCAGCAGTTACACCACCTGAAGCAGGTGAAGCAACGTCTAAAACAGTAGCATCAGCAGTAGCCAAAGTTACAAAACCATCAAATTCACCCGCAGTAGCAGTAACACCTTTCCAAATGTTTTGTTCTGTTTTTTCAGCAACTTTAGCAGCTACGTGTGCGATTAAGAAATCAGCAAATGAAGGTGGCAAATTATCAAAGGCAGAATAACCCATTGTAATCGCTTCCCACGTGTTATGGAAGTCTTTTTTACACAATTGTAAATTTACTTGGAATTCCTCGGGGGTAATAATTCTTTCAGTTAGTGTAACTGTAGAAGTAGCATCAAAATCACAAGTAGCATTTTTTACAATACCATCAGTAGCAATTTTTTGAATTACTTGTTTGTATTTTACATTAGGTAAAACTTCGATTCCACCATTTGCAATAGTAGAACCTGATAATAATGCAGCCGAGATGTATTTTCCGGCAAATTCTCCCGCATAGGTAGAAGTAATTGAAGTAGTAGTAGCCATTTTTTATATTTAGTTAAAAAGTTTAGACATTACAAGGTCTTGTGTAGACATTGTTCGATTAGATGAAATTTTAGTTAATTTAACAGAAGATGTAACTTCAGGTGAATGCGTTAATGGTTGTACATCAACTTCAGCACTTAATTGTACTTCTTCTTTTACTGATTTTAATTCAGCAATTTCTGCACGTAGTTTTTCAATTTCAGAAAAGAACATTTCTTTAGTAACTGATTCTACAATACGTTTTGGAGTAGCAGCTTCTGCACTCATTTCTTCTTCTGCAGGTGTAGGAACTTCTTCTTCGTTTGCAGGAATTTCTTCTTCAGGCATTTCGATAGCAGCAATAACACCTTCTACATCAACTTTTAAAATGTTTCCATCTTCAAGTTTGTATTCCCCTACAGGAACAGGTATTCTATCTTCACCGTTTACAATAAAAACAGCAGCATCAGCTTCGAATACTTCTGCTTCGATAACTGTAACACCATCTTCAAGGTTCATTTGGGCAAGTTTTACCTCCATTCCCAAAAGCGTTTTAATTTCGTTAATTACATTCATATTTATTTATTTATAGTTTAATACCGCTAACTTTTGATTTTAAATCAGTAAATTGAGATAACTCCCTTTTTGCTGAATCTCTTGCAACTCTTGCATCATTAGGTAAAGCCAATCCTAAATCAGCAGCTTGTTTTTCTAATGTAGTAACCTCATCTATAACTGCATTAAAAGCTGAAATTGCAGCGTTTGCATTATTTGAAACATCTATTAAAAAATCTTGTGCTTTTTTAGCTGAAACCAATGTTTTGTCTTTAATCTTAAAAGCAGTATCGTCTAATTTTACTACAGATTGTAAATTTGCTAATTCTACTTTTTGAGTAGCTAATTCTGTTTTTTGAAAGGATTTTAAAATCTTGTGTGCTTCAGTTGTCATAGTAAAATTTTTTATATTAATAATTGTTGTTTTAAATTGTTATAAATTACTGCGCAGGTTCGTTGCCTTGCCCTACTAAAGTACCTATACCTTGTTCACGTAACTTACCATTACAGCATTTAGAGTTGTATGTATTGTCTTTACACAAGCAACCACGTTTACCACCCTTTGGCGAAGTTGTTTTTATTTCTTTACTCATTTGTAAATAATTTACCGATTCCTTCAAGTTGTTTAACTACGTTTTCGTTATTATCGTAG